TCGTAAAACTCATTTAACGCTATGTGTTTTGCATAACTGGTAGTCCGCAAATGTTCACGATGAGCAAGTTCTCGGCTCAAAAACAAAACAGCAATTAGACGGCCCATCAAAGAAGTGTTCATGATTTTTTGCTGGTACTTTAAGAAATGCGAACAATTAGCCCGGTTTGAAAGCACGAGCCTGGGCCTAGAGTTGTGGACATCCACCGCCATGTGCCAGACAAGACATTTTGTCTGAGAGTCGCGCTTGTATACGCTGTTACTGTAACTTGATTCGCACCTCCCCCGGCTGCAAAGGTGTTTCCATATGTAACAGTACCTCCGTTAATCTGCACACAACCAGTGCAGTATGTACCAACGGCGTTAAAAGTAGTCGGAGGAGGGGCTGAACCTGCTGATGTAGCGTAACTTGCGTTGGAAGCTGAACCTGCCGAGTTTGCATAGGTGGCATAGCTTGCGTTAGATACAGAAAAATTGCTAGGGTTGTAGACGTAAAAATTAACGCCGTCATTACCGCCCCAAAGCCAGCTAGGTTGACCGCCCTGGCCAGACCAATAAAAGTTAATCCCTGTTCCATCAGATCGATTAGGGTACGCCCTATTAGCATTGGTGGCGTAACCTGCATTGGTGGCGTAACCTGCATTGGTGGCATACCCTGCGTTTGTAGCAGCGCTGGCGTTGGTGGCCGAAGAAGCAAAAGTTGCATTGGTGGCCGAAGAAGCAAAAGTTGCATTGGTGGCCGAAGAAGCCGCACCGCTCAAAGTCGCAGTGATTGTCCCCGCGCTAAAGTTACCCGAGGCATCCCGCGCCACAACTTTGCTGGCTGTGTTGGTAGTGGTTGCGTCCACTGCAAACGTGCGAGCAGTTGACCCGTTGAAAGTACCTCCGCTTGTGATGTACGTCCCCGCCGTCAAAGCCGCTGCTGTGGCATTTGCCGTGGTTGCAGTCGTGGCCAGCGTAGCCGTAGTGGCCAACGTGGCAAGAGTTGCCAGCGTAGCCGTAGTAGCTAGCGTTGCATTGGTTGCAGACGAAGCAAAAGTGGCGTTGGTAGCTGAAGCAGCGGAACCAGTTGTGTTCTGGTTAAAGGTAGGCCAAGTGAACGTACCCGTGCTGAAGTTGCCTGACGTTGGCGTACCAAGAGAGGGAGTTGTAAAACTTGGTGAGGTTGCCAAAGCAACCACAGTGCCGGAGCCAGTTGTGCTATATGAAGTACCCCACGCTGTTCCTGTGGAATTTGGGATGCCCGAACCGGGGTAAATCATACCGGCTGGAGCCGCAGCAGAAGTCCAGGTCGTGCCGTCTGAAGTCAACAAGTTACCCACTGTGCCCGCAGCTACCGTAGAAACTGTAGAACCTGCGCCAACCAAGACGCCAGTTGCAGTTGTAAGCCCTGTACCGCCGTTGCCAACAGGCAAAGTGCCAGTAACACCAGTAGAAAGGGGCAACCCCGTAGCGTTGGTCAGTGTCGCAGACGCAGGTGTCCCCAATGCCCCGCCAGCCTGATACTTATCAGTGTTCAGGTTTACAAAGTTGGCATCGACTTCCGTATTGGTTAACGGCGAGCCTTTACCTGCACGAGTGACAATTGTTGACATCTAGACACCCCAATTAGGAGACGGTGATTTGCCAGGTGATGCTCATGGCGTCATTTGCGCCTTTGTTGACAACTGAGAACACCGTACGGCACAACATGGTTCCAGTTGTGGGGTCGTTAAAGATACCGGCTTCGGTAACAGCACCAGTGCCAGTGCCAGCTGGGAAACTGGCCACGTAAGTAACGACGTTTGTAGACGAAGTTGCCGACGAAAAAGTTACCCGTGAACCCGAAATTGGGGTTTCCAGCGCGGTATCGCCAACGGCTGCTGCGGTCGTACCTGTCCCCAACCCCATGTGCGTCATGGCTGCTGGCGAATTGGTCGTTTTGAGCATTGAAGACGCAATAAAGGTCTTGCCTGCGGTAACAACCAAATTTTTGAATTCACGAGAGTCTTTGACATTGCCTTGTGCGTCAAAAACTTTGACGAAGACGTTGCCAGTGACTGTAAGTTTATCGTTCAACATGAACTTCTCCTGTTAAAAAGTGAACTGAATTCCCACGTAGTCTTCAGCAAAATATGTGATGTCACAATAATCTTGTATCGACCCCACTCCTGCGTCCGACAGTGAAAAAGAATCTGTTGCAGAAGAAGCAGTACTGATCACTGCCGCTTCCGTAATCGTAACAACATTGGCTGTAAAGTCAATGAATTCAAAAGAAATACCATCGCCAACATCGGCAAGGTCATTCATTGCAAACGCTTCAGTCAAAAACTGATTGAAGACGTAAGAACTTGAGTCCCCAGAAGTGACAGTTTCAACTTTAATAGCTGGGGCAAAAGACAAAGCCGGTGCGTCTGACAAAGTCAACGTGTCAAAAACGTCTCGAATAAAAATTAACACAACTAAAGCGCTATCGCTAAAGGAAATTGTTTCGGCAACTGGCTTTTGAAAATTTAAAGCCGAGGAATCATTTGCTGCTAGACTTTCAGTAACAGTCCCAAGAGTAAACGCTAGGGCATTTGTGTCGGCAACAGAAATAGTTTCTGTCTTTCCAAGTTGTGGCGTTTTTACGCTGCTATCGGACGACGTAACAGATTCAGTTTTTGCGGTAACAAACGACAACGCAGAGATGTCTGCAATAGTCGAGGAATCAGTAAGGGGTTTGGAAAACGTCAAGGCCGAACTATCGGCAATTCCAATTGTCTCCCCGTTAAACCTGAACAATCCACTTGTGTCCATACGCGCTGAAGACGCCAACAAGATGTAAGCAATCTCGGACACTGGCACTACATAAGTGGCAGTCCTTGAAAGATTTACAAAAGTGACGCTGGCGCGTAGGGAGGTGTCTGCCATCAGAAGTCTTCGCGTAATTTGAACTTCAGTACGTCATACACAGTTTGGATTTGCCCGTCGGAAAACGTGATTTCAATTTCGCCTTCGTAGTCCCCGGCTGCGCCTTGCAGCATCACAGGGGCCGAGGCTGGGTAAAAAGTAACTTGTCCGTTTGGCCCATCTGTAATAGACCCTACAACCGTGGCCTGCAATGTGGACGCCCCAACTGCTCGAAAATACAAACGAGAAGTAGCCCCTGTTAAAACAACTGCGGCTCCGGTTGTGCTGTCTGTGATGTTACACACCAGTGCAGGGCGTGTGTCATTCGTGACCAGTTTAATTTTGTCAGTCATACAAGCCTCTGGAATTCAATCGCAACAGACGCACGGGTCAAACCTTTGTTCACTTGCGTGCGCACATCTGCCATCACGTCATTAAACCGCTTTAGGTACTCAAGAGAGGTTCTGAGGTCGTAATACGGCTGGTTTGGAGTGTTGTACAAACGCGCCCTTGCCCCATACGCAATGTCTTCAAGGAACCGTTCGTAAATTTCTTCTCGAACAGTTGTAGATGATCGAGTTGGTTTGAGGGCAACACGCAACTTAATTTGGTTGGCTTGCGTGACTTGGGGGTACGGAACCAACTGCACTTCTTGCGAAGATGGCCTGAAATAATAGTAGGGGTTCCCCGCCAACGTATTCCAATTGGTTGTTCGGTAAATCTGTGTCAACTGCTCAATGGCTCGTGGAACCAAAAAGACATTTCCGTACCAAGCTTCGACAATGTCTGCAATTTTGTAATTGCCGTCCGGCTCAAGCTCGTACACTGCAACCCCAGAAATACCCGCTATAGGGTCAAGGTTTTCTTGGATATACCTGGTTTCCTGACAAAACTCAATACAAGAATTGCGGATTGCGTTGAGCGCCACGACTTCTGGCACGTCTTTTACAAACTGCATAACTTCTGGCAAAAACAGATCGTACGCAACTTCACTCATGACATTGATCCAGGTAAAGAAGGGTTACGTGGGAGCAGAGCCAACTCTGGCGACCCTCTCATTTCGGACTGCTCTTTAACACCTGTGGCAGCAGTGAACGTTGTCAGATACATCTGCCCCAAAGCAATACCAGGAGCATACTCGGCGTCTTTGGTGCAAGCTCTA